AGCAGAAGCAGAGCATATTCTTAGAACTGAAGTGAACAGGCCAAAAATGAACAATGCTACCTTCAACTGTACAAACATTAACCCTATTACTCACATCAGGGGGAGTATTATTATCACTATATGTGTCAGCCTCATTGTCATACTTATTGTATTCGGATGTATTGCTAAAATTTTCATCAACAAAAACAACTGCACCAACAATGTCATTAGAGTGCACAAACGCATCAAATGCCCAGACTGTGAACCATTCTGCAACAAAAGAGATGACATTTCCACCCCCAGAGCCGGAGTGGACATACCCTCGTTTATCTTGCCAGGGCTCAACCTTTCAGAAGGCACTCCTAATTAGCCCTCATAGGTTCGGAGAGATCAAAGGAAACTCAGCTCCCTTGATAATAAGAGAACCTTTTGTTGCTTGTGGACCAAAAGAATGCAGACACTTTGCTCTGACCCATTATGCAGCTCAGCCGGGGGGATACTACAATGGAACAAGAAAGGACAGAAACAAGCTGAGGCATCTAGTATCAGTCAAATTGGGAAAAATCCCAACTGTGGAAAACTCCATTTTCCACATGGCAGCTTGGAGCGGATCCGCATGCCATGATGGTAGAGAATGGACATATATCGGAGTTGATGGTCCTGACAATGATGCATTGGTCAAAATAAAATATGGAGAAGCATATACTGACACATATCATTCCTATGCACACAACATCCTAAGAACACAAGAAAGTGCCTGCAATTGCATCGGGGGAGATTGTTATCTTATGATAACAGACGGCTCAGCTTCAGGAATTAGTAAATGCAGATTTCTTAAAATTAGAGAGGGTCGAATAATAAAAGAAATACTTCCAACAGGAAGAGTGGAGCACACTGAAGAGTGCACATGCGGGTTCGCCAGCAATAAAACCATAGAATGTGCCTGTAGAGACAACAGTTACACAGCAAAAAGACCCTTTGTCAAATTAAATGTGGAAACTGATACAGCTGAAATAAGATTGATGTGCACAAAGACTTATCTAGACACTCCCAGACCGGATGATGGAAGCATAGCAGGGCCTTGCGAATCTAATGGAGACAAGTGGCTTGGAGGCATCAAAGGAGGATTCGTCCATCAAAGAATGGCATCTAAGATTGGAAGATGGTACTCCCGAACGATGTCTAAAACTAACAGAATGGGGATGGAACTGTATGTAAAGTATGATGGTGACCCATGGACTGACAGTGATGCTCTTACTCTTAGTGGAGTAATGGTTTCCATAGAAGAACCTGGTTGGTATTCTTTTGGCTTCGAAATAAAGGACAAGAAATGTGATGTCCCTTGTATTGGGATAGAGATGGTACACGATGGTGGAAAAGATACTTGGCATTCAGCTGCAACAGCCATTTACTGTTTGATGGGCTCAGGACAATTGCTATGGGACACTGTCACAGGCGTTGATATGGCTTTATAATAGAGGAATGGTTGGATCTGTTCTAAACCCTTTGTTCCTATTTTATTTGAACAGTTGTTCTTACTAGATTTAATTGTTTCTGAAAAATGCTCTTGTTACTACT